ATCACTACTGGAAATGTAAACAAAAAAGCCCCGAATAAATCGGGGCAATTACATTGTGGTCGGGTTTACTTAGCTAACTCATCGACAAACCAAAAGACCAACGGGATAGCCATAATTGCGATAGCCACAAAACACATGACATTTACCCAAAATTTATCACGCTGCATTTTAAAACCCTCTCAGATGAACCTAACATTGTTAGGTCGAGCAAGTTACCCTGCTCGACCCGTTGAGTTACTTCTTACTTGGTAGGTTTGACAAATCTAAACCCAACGCTTGCAACGCTGCACCGATATGCACTTGAGCCTTGATGATCTTAGGGTCGAGTGCCTCTTGGCGACCATTAAACTTGTACAACGCCACCAAATCTTCAATGTTGCGTAACATTGGTGAGCGTGCATTATTAGCACCGCCGGACTCGCCTTGCTCGCCTTCAGTAATCAGGTTACCGTCAACGTCATAGGCTGGCATAGGGAAGCCATGCGTGCCGACCAACTTAGCTTCTTCGGCAGCATACTTACGGATACGCGCCCACACGGTAGACGGGTTCGAGTGTTTCGCAGCGTGTAAAACCTTGTACAGTTCCGACTTCTCAGCGTGGACAGGTTTGCCAGTTTCCGACTTGTCCGATGCTTCAATGTCGAACCAAGCGAACGTAAATTCAGCGTTCAGCGCAATCGCATATTCACGCTCAGCACCGTATTGACGCTTAACTGTTTCAGCGACAGCGGTACGCAATGCCGCAAGGTTAACCAATACTTCGACGTTAGTAATTGTTTCCATCTTGACTACTCCCTAGGTAACCTAACAATGTTAGGTCAGTTGACAACCAAACAAAATCGCTTGGTATGGTCTAAGTATACCACAAAAAGGTTACAATGTCAAGTAATCTGTAAACAATAATCGACCAAATAAATACCTAACAATGTTAGAATACCGAGCAAATAACAATGAAAAACAAAAATAAAAAAAACAAAAAAACAAAAACCAAAACAAAAACAAAAAACCAACTACGAACTACGAACCCCCCACCACCCAAATGCCAAAGCGGGACTCCTACCCCGTTTACTCTATGTTCTGCACATTAGATACCCATCACCAGAAAACACCCCCCGTCATCACTTTGTACCTCCCACACCCCCACCCACTATATAAAATTTGGCAAAAACTATACGCATTTAAAAAACATGTATATACTCCCGTCATCGGAGCCACAAAAAGCACTGAACAACTATGCCTGCTATTAACGTAGAACCAGCAACGGGTCACCCCGTTCCATACAATACGTCCGATGAAAAACCGGCTACGTTTAAAGATGAGTTGACGGTCACGGCGAACACCGTGGATTTGCTTGAAGGTTTAGGCATGCAGGTTGAAGCCTCACCTGCCGATGTTGAACGCACCAAACGTTTAGTTGTTGAGGCAATCTCAGGACAGAAAGCATCCATACTGCAACAACCCACCGCAGCCTTTGCAGCTCGTGAGTTCCTTAAAGCCTATGGCAACCAATTAGCCATGGATGTACACGAAGTGCGTTCAGCGGTGACAGCTAAGCTCATGGAGCTTGCCAACTGCGGCGATCCTAAGTTTGAGTTAAAGGCACTTGAGTTATTAGGTAAGCATAGCGACATTGGGCTATTCACTGAGCGCAGTGAGATTACGGTCAACTACAAGTCCTCAGGTGATCTTGAAAATGCAATTAAAGATCGGGTGCGTAGATTGCTCAACGCTGACATCGTGGACGTCACACCGATCGGTGATGATCTGGATGCTGAGTTAGGTGTAGTGGACTTAGGTGAAATCAAAGAATGATGGGTCCAGCCAAAAGTTTGTTGGAAGAAGTGTCCCTCAAAGACATACCTTCAATACTGGCTAAGCTAACTGAGAGCGAACGACACCAATTGCTTGTTGAGCTTGAGCGCTTACAAGAACTAAAAGACAAAGAGCTGGCGCAAGAGAAGTTCTTACCATTCGTTGAGCGCGTCTGGCCTTCGTTTATAGCAGGGAGACACCATGCAAAGATGGCTGCAGCATTCGAGGAAGTGGCTAACGGAACGTGCAAACGACTTATCATTAATATGCCTCCACGTCATACTAAGTCCGAGTTTGCGTCTTACTTATTACCTGCTTGGTTTTTGGGTAAGTTCCCCGGTAAAAAGATCATCGAGACAGCTCATACTGCTGAATTGGCTGTTGGTTTTGGTCGTAAAGTTAGAAACTTGGTGGATTCGGACCCGTACAAATCCATTTTTCCGAATGTTGGCTTACAGTCAGACTCTAAAGCAGCAGGGCGATGGGCAACCAACCATGGCGGGGACTATTTCGCTATCGGTGTGGGAGGCGCTGTTACGGGTAAAGGTGCGGATATCCTCATTATTGATGACCCACACTCAGAACAAGAAGCCACAGTAGCCGAAAGTAACCCTGAAATCTACGATAAAACGTATGAGTGGTACACATCTGGGCCTCGCCAGCGTCTACAGCCGGGAGGAGCCATTGTTATTGTGATGACTAGGTGGTCTAAGAAGGACTTGACCGGTCAAGTGTTGAAATCTGCGGTGCAACGTAGCGGTGAAGAGTGGAAAGTCATTGAATTTCCAGCAATTTTACCCTCAGGTAACCCACTTTGGCCTGAATTTTGGCCTATTGAGCAGTTAGAAGCCCTCAGAAACGAGTTGCCCTCAGGTAAATGGCAGGCTCAGTACCAACAACAGCCAACTTCTGACGTAAACGCTATTGTTAAGCGTGAGTGGTGGAGAAATTGGGAAGATGATACCCCGCCAGCGTGTGAATTTATTATTCAATCATGGGATACGGCGTTTCTTAAGACCCAGCGTAGCGACTATTCAGCATGCACAACATGGGGCGTGTTTTACCAAGACGATGACGCAGGGTTTTCACAGGCCAATTTGATATTGCTCAACGCAATCAAGAAGCGCATGGAGTTCCCTGAGCTTAAGCAACGTGCGTATGAAGAATGGAAAGAGTGGGAGCCTGATGCCCTGATTGTTGAGGCAAAAGCGTCCGGTACGCCGTTGTTATTTGAGCTGCGAGCCATGGGTATACCGGTGCAGGAGTATACGCCGAGCAAAGGTAACGATAAAATAGCTAGACTTAATGCAGTAGCTGATATATTTGCGTCAGGAAGAGTGTGGGTTCCGGGTACACGTTGGGCTGATGAGTTGGTAGAAGAAGTGGCGAGCTTCCCATCAGGCGAGCATGATGACTTGGTGGACTCAATGACTCAGGCGTTGCTGCGGTTTCGCAGAGGTGGGTTCATACGGCTAGATAGCGATGAACCTGAAGAGGTTCGTGAATTTCGTCGCAGAAAAGCTGCGTACTACTAGGATACTCATGGCAACGCAAAAATTCATGGGGAAGAACCAACTTATAGACCGGTTATCCGCACAGGTGGGTAGTAAGAGTGCTGCACTAACGATTTTAAAAAAACGTGGACAACTAAAAGCTGACGGTAAGACGCTCACTGCTGAAGGTAAAAAACGCAATGCAATGACAGCAGAAGAGCGTGCCAAAGACCGAGCTTCTAAAGATCAAAAAGTTCCAGCGTCTAAGTTCACTTACAACCCTAAAACTAATACTGCAAGACGAAAAGGTTAAATATCATGGCGATAGAAAAAAGTTTGTACGCAGCCCCTCAGGGTATTGATGCGTTAGACCAGATGAATGAAGATCAGCCTGCTCTTGAGATTGAAATTGAAGATCCAGAGTCAGTGACAATTGGTCTAGATGGTGAGCCAATACTTGAGTTCACAGCAGAAGAAGCCGAGGAAGATTTTAGTAAAAACTTAGCTGAGGACATGGACGAGGGTGCGCTTCAAGTTATTGCCAGCGAGCTAACTAGCGATTACGAAGATGATGTGTCAAGTCGCAAAGACTGGATGCAAACGTACGTGGATGGGCTTGAGCTGCTTGGCCTAAAGATTGAAGAGCGCATGGAGCCTTGGCCCGGGGCGTGCGGGGTGTACCACCCACTGCTTACTGAAGCACTTGTTAAGTTTCAAGCCGAGACAATGATGGCAACGTTCCCTGCCATGGGGCCGGTTAAGACCCAGATCATTGGTAAAGAGACACCTGATAAGAAAGAAGCGTCCCAACGGGTTCAAGAGGATATGAACTACCAGTTAATGGACAAGATGACTGAGTACCGACCTGAGCATGAGCGCATGCTGTGGGGCTTGGGTCTGTCGGGTAATGCGTTCAAAAAAGTGTATTACGACCCGGCCCTTGAACGTCAAGTGAGTATCTTCGTACCAGCAGAAGATATTGTGGTCCCTTACGGCGCATCAAACATTCAAACTGCTGAGCGTGTCACACACGTTATGCGCAAGACCGAGAACGAGTTGCGCAAGTTGCAGGTGGCTGGGTTTTATTGCGACGAGGATTTGGGCGAGCCAAACAACACGCTTGATGAAGTCGAGAAAAAGATTGCTGAGAAGTTAGGGTTTCGCGCCACTACAGATGCACGGTACAAGCTCCTTGAGATGCAGGTCAACTTGGACCTAGTAGGCTATGAGCATAAAGATGAAGACGGTGAAGAGACAGGGATTGCTCTGCCGTACATCGTCACGATTGAAAAGGGTAGCAACAAGGTTTTAGCAATTCGTCGCAATTGGGAGCCTGATGATGAAACTTATGCGAAGCGTCAACACTTGGTTCATTACGGCTATGTTCCGGGCTTTGGGTTTTACTATTTTGGCCTTATTCATTTGGTGGGAGCGTTTGCAAAATCGGGTACGTCGCTTATTCGGCAATTAGTTGATGCCGGTACGCTAAGTAATTTGCCCGGCGGGTTTAAGACTCGTGGCATGCGCATCAAGGGCGACGATACACCGATTGCCCCCGGTGAGTTTAGGGATGTAGACGTACCAAGCGGTACGATGAAAGACAACATCTTGCCACTCCCGTACAAAGAACCAAGCCAAGTGCTGCTGGCTTTGATGAACCAAATTGTCGAAGAGGGTCGCAGGTTTGCGAATACGGCTGACTTACAAGTTAGCGACATGAGTTCACAAGCCCCAGTAGGTACAACACTGGCAATCTTAGAGCGAACGTTGAAGGTGATGAGTGCTATTCAAGCACGGGTTCACTACTCAATGAAGCAAGAGTTGGGGCTGCTTAAAAAAATTATTGCCGACTACACACCTGAGGATTACAACTATGAACCAACAGAAGGTAGTCGCAAGGCTAAAAAGTCTGATTACGATAACGTTGATGTTATTCCTGTCAGTGATCCTAATGCCTCGACAATGGCGCAGAAAATCGTCCAGTATCAGGCCGTTTTACAGTTAGCCATGCAAGCACCACAGATGTACAACATGCCGTTGTTACATCGCCAAATGCTAGATGTGTTGGGCATAAAAGAGGCTAATAAGTTGATCCCGATGGACGAAGATCAAAAGCCAAAAGACCCAGTGAGTGAGAATCAGAATGTATTGATGATGAAGCCTGTGAAGGCGTTCATGTACCAAGATCATCAGGCTCATATCGCGGTTCACATGTCGGCAATGCAAGACCCTAAGATCATGGCGTTGTTGCAAAACAATCCTATGGCTCCACAGTTACAAGCTGCGATGATGGCGCACATCAATGAGCATTTAGGGTTTGAATATCGCAAACAGATTGAAATGCAACTTGGTATGCCACTGCCACCCCAGAAAGATGAGTCTGGTGAAGACATCAATATGGACCCCGAAGTCGAAGCTCGTTTGGCTCCGATGTTGGCTCAAGCTGCGCAACGGTTAGTTCAACAAAACCAGCAAGAAGCACAAGCACAACAGGCTCAACAGCAACAACAAGACCCGTTGATTCAGATGCAACAACAAGAGCTGCAGATTAAACAACAAGACCTACAACGCAAGGCTCAAAAAGATGCGTCAGATGCGCAGCTTAAAGCACAGCAAATTCAGGTTGAAAACAAGCGAATTGATGAGCAATCAAAGTACAACTTACACAAACTCAATGCTGACCAAACAACTAAAGGTATTGAGATCGGTGCTAAGTATAAGTATGACAACCACAAGCTTAGCGCCGACCAAATGCAAAAAGGTATTGAGCTTGGGTTAAATGCTGAGAAAAGTAAGCAGCAGATGGAGTTACAGCGCCAACAAATTGCAGCGCAACAAAATAACCGCAACAAACCGACAAAAGGTGAATGATGGATGCGTTCGAGGTCATTGTTAAAGAAATTGATGACAAAGTAAAACAACTCTTTGAGTACGTAGGTACGGGTAAAGCCGAAACATTTGAAGAGTACAAAAGACTGTGTGGTGAGATTAAGGGTCTTCTCACTGCGCGGGGTTATACCCTAGACCTTAAAAACCGCATGGAGAACTCTGATGAGTGAAATCCTTATCGGCTCAAACCCCGATAATCCGCAAGTAGTAGGTATGTACCGCTCTGAGGCCACCGCCGACGAAAAAGCAAGTCAACTTCCTAAACCATCTGGTTATCACATTTTGTGTGCTATCCCAGAAGTAGACAAAATGTACGATAGTGGACTGGCAAAAGCTGGCGAGACTATGCACATTGAGGAAGTACTGACTACGGTATTATTCGTAGTTGAAATGGGTTCCGATTGTTATAAAGACCCAGCTAAGTTCCCGTCAGGCCCATGGTGCAAAAAAGGTGATTTTGTGTTGGTCAGGCCCAACTCAGGTAGCCGCTTAGTAATTCACGGTCGTGAATTTCGCATGATTAACGATGATACGGTTGAGGGTACAGTTGATGACCCACGCGGTATCAAGCGCAAATAAGGAAAGAATATGGACCAAAACCAATTTAAGTTCCCCGATGAGCTTGATGACGATGACAAACTTGCCAAAGGTGGCAGGGTAGAAATTGACATTGAAATCGAGGACGATACACCCCCCGAAGATCGGGGCCGCGAACCAATGCCTAAAGAGCTGGTTGAAGAGCTGGATAAAGACGAGCTAGAGGAATACTCTGACAAAGTTAAAGTTCGCTTTAAACAACTTAAAAAAGTTTGGCACGACGAAAGACGCGAAAAAGAAGCTGCATATCGTGAGCAGCAAGAAGCCGTTGAGTACGCCCGTCGAGTTGTTCAAGAAAACCAACAATTAAAACAACGCTATGCTGCTGGCGAAGTAGAGTATGTGGCAACTGCTACTAACGCTGCTGAATTGCGCCTAGATGCTGCTAAAAAAGCCTATCGTGAAGCATATGATGCAGGTGATGGCGATAAGCTCGTAGAAGCCCAGCAAGCGATGCAGGAAGCAACGTATGAGTTACGGGAAGTAAAGAAATTTAAAGCACCTGCTTTACAACGCGAAGAAAACGCAGTACAACAGCAACAAGTACCGCAACAGCAACAAAATCCAAAACCTGATAACAGAGCAATGGCGTGGCAAGAGCGCAACACTTGGTTTGGGCAAGATGAAGAAATGACCGCTTCAGTTTTAGGCTTACATGAGAAGCTTAAACGTAACGGCACAGTTGTTGGGTCAGATGATTATTATGCGACATTGGACAAAACAATGCGCAGACGGTTTCCAGAAAACTTTGAGTCTTCTGAAACAGAAACGAAGGCCGACCAGCCCCGTACAAAATCTAGCACCGTTGTGGCACCTGCGACCCGCAGTACTTCACCCACTAAAGTGAAGTTAAAAGCTAGTCAAATTCAAATTGCCAAAAAACTTGGTTTGACGCCTGAACAGTATGCCCGCGAACAAATTAAACTGGAGGCCCAATAATGGCTACCGATAGACTTACACGTGAGTTAGAAACCCGTGCAGTTCAACAGCGTCCCCAGCAGTGGTCGCCCGCAGAATTGCTACCTGAGCCAGATAAACAGGAAGGTTTTGCTTATCGTTGGATTCGTGTTGCTGCTTTGAACCAAGCCGACCCACGTAATCTCTCTGCCAAACTCAGGGAAGGATGGGAACCGGTAAAAATTGAAGAGCAACCAAGATTTCAACTGCTAGTTGACCCCAATAGTCGTTTTAAAGACAACGTTGAGGTCGGCGGGTTATTGCTTTGCAAAACACCAAAAGAGTTTGTCGCCCAACGTAGCGAATACTACGCCAAGCAAACACAAGCTCAGACGGATGCTGTGGACAATAATTTAATGCGCCAAAGCGATGCGCGGATGCCACTCTTTAAAGAGAGCCGGTCCTCGACAAGCTTTGGTAAAGGTTCATAAACTTAATCAGGAGTCTTAAATGGCTTATCCTACCGTTTCAGCCCCTTACGGGCTAAAACCCATCAATCTTATCGGCGGTCAGGTCTTTGCAGGTTCGACACGTAAGATGGAGATTGCTTCGGGTTATGCCACTAACATTTTTTACGGCGATTTTGTAAAGCGTGTTATTGGCGGCACTATTGAAAAAGACACTGGCACTACTGCTAACACTCCTTGTGGCGTGTTTCTTGGTGTGAGTTTTACTAATGCTTCGACTGGTCAAATCCAGCAACAGCAATATTATCCTGCCAGCCAAGCTATTAAATCTGGCACGAAAATTTTTGCAGTTGTTGCAGATGATCCAGATACGCTGTTTCAAGTTGCAGTTTGCTCATCGGGTACTACGATGGCTACTGTTACCCAAAACGCTATTGGCACAAACATGTCAATCTTGGCAACTGCTGGTTCAGCTACTACCGGTAATTCGTCATACTCAGTGTTGAGTACTTCGCCTGCCGCAACAGCAACTTTTCCAGTTCGTGTCATTGATGTTGTTCCTGAATCAGCCACCTCTGCAACGACTTACGCAGAAGTGATTGTAAAGATCAACTTTGGCATCCATCAATACAACAACGCCACTGGTTTGGCATATTCTTAATTAGGGGCTAAATCATGGCTATTTCACGCGCACAACTATTGAAAGAGCTGCTCCCCGGCCTGAATGCATTGTTCGGCTTAGAGTATGCTCGTTATGGCGAAGAACACAAAGAAATCTACGAAACTGAGACTTCTGAGCGTTCGTTTGAAGAAGAGACCAAACTGTCTGGCTTCTCAGCCGCACCTGTTAAGAACGAAGGTTCTGCAATTGCGTATGACAATGCTCAGGAAGCTTGGACTGCTCG